AAGCAGAGTAGGCAGCTCTAGTAAAGCCTTCTTTACCTTCTTTGATATATTTTTTAAAGCGTTTAAAATTTGCATTGTATTCTCCAAGTTGTGTAGTGTCGATAGCGTTATCAATAAAGTGTTGTATAACATTATCGAGCATCGTTATTAAATCATCTATAAACTGTTCATTCTTGGACCACTTGTCGAAGTACTGTAAATTAACTGAAGACAAACAACACACTGCTGTTCTCTCGTCATTAGTAGGTAAAGTTATCTCGGAACATAAATTACTTTGTTTAATTTCTAGTCCTAAGTCTTTTTGTTTTTGTGGTAAAGCATCATTACAGTTATCTATGTTGACAATGTAAGGCTCACCTGTTTCTGCTCTAGCATTGATAAGTTGCCACCATAAATCTCTAGCATTAACAACCTTTACAGCTTCATTAGATTTTGGGTCAACCAATCTATAGTCTGCATCTTCTTCTACAGCTTTTAAAAATTCTTTGTTGACATTAACAGCATTGTGAAGATTCAAACACTTACGATTTATATCTCCTCCGGATTCTTTTCGCATATTTATAAACTCTTCAATCTCAGGATGCCAAATATCCATATAAGCTGCATAGCTTCCACGTCTTGTTACCCCTTGATTAAAGGCTAACATCTGAGAATCTACCACATGCATAAAGGGGATTGAACCAGTAGACTTGCTACCGTGAGTAGTAGATACACCGTTAGACCTAACATCTCCCCAATATCCACCGATGCCTCCACCTGAACTTGCCAACCATATATTTTCATCGTAATGAGCAGACAAACCAATACGACTATCAGGAACATAATTAAGGAAACAGCTAATAGGAAGCCCACGACTGGTTCCTCCGTTGCTAAGTATAGGAGTGCTAAACATGAACCAACATTTGGAACTGTACTCATAAAGTCTTTGAGCCAATTCAAAATCTGTTTGACCTTTATAGGTGGCTCCGAAGACTGAGGCTCTTGCGAATGCTTCTTGGGCATGGGTTTCTTCTCCTGTAAAATATCTATCTCTCAATGTATCAAGACTAAACTTATCTAGCCTCTTTTCATTGTCGTAATTAATTTTGATTCCTAAGTATTCTTTTGGTCCAACTTTATCTTCAACCATTACTTGTTCTCCATGTCATGTACGTTAAGCATTATTATAGCATAGTGTAAAATTTTCATTAAGTCTTTTCTATTCTTACCTTCTTTATTACCATAACGTTTTGCATACTTCATTATGTTACCCAAACAAAAGCCCTCGCCATGACCCGAATCAATGATAACATCGGTTGCTTGGTATTTATCAGATGCATAATGTTGACCATAAGTAACATCAATATACTTTTTAAGTTCTTGTAATAATTTATCTTCATTAAATTTATAATTAATCCTTGGCACTTTTCCATTCCTCCGGTAATGTTTCTTCACTAAACCATCTAAACCCGTTTGTTTCTGCCCATTCAGCATGAGTTCTTTTGGTGCCGTCTTTTCTAACCTTTGCTCCGGGCATAGCAGAGTATGGTTTTTGAAATAAAAATACCAACTCTTGGTCCTCTCGTAGCACATTTCTTATATGTACATATTTACTGTACTCAATATAATCCCAAAACCTACCTTTAGCTTCTAGTAAGATTGTCTTACCATCAATAACTTTTACAAAGTCAGGCTCATATTTATGTTGTATGACATATTGAATAGTGTCATAGTGATGTTTCCAGTCACCTAATACTTGTTGGTGAATGTCATACTCCCAAATACTGTCATACCCTTTAGGTACTCCAATCTTTTTTGGTCTTGGTTTTCTAGGGACTCTTCTAGCCATCTTTATTAAATCCTAAATCTTCAATAGTTACTTCATTCAACTTATCAATATCTACACGTTTCAATCTTTTGATTATCCACTTATAACTCCATGCACTTAAATGCAATTGTCTGTTTGCATATACGTGTGTATCAGGAGGTACAAATTTTAAAATGTTTTTAGGATTTACATTTGATTTTTTAAACTCATCTTCAGGGACATAGTTTTCTAACCAGTCACACATTAATTCTTTTGTTTTTCTTCTTATCTTTTTGTGTTGCTTACCACTCAAATTGCATCTCCTCTACTTTTGGCTCTGACTTTATGTCAGTAAAATAAGTTAATCCTTTTGCATATTTAAATACACGTAATCCTTTTCCTTCATTTGCATCTTTGTGACATTCAAACTTATGTGCACAGTAAGTACAAGGTCGAGGAAGTTTAAAGTTACCTGCTTTACCTTCCGGTAAAGGTTGATAACAAAACATAGGTGGCTTTTTCTTTTTAACAGTAGCTTTGATATTCTTTATTGAATTTACAATATTTGGTTTATCAAAATCTGTAGGTTTATATAATGTTATCTCTCCAGTTTCTTTATTAAGAACAAGAAAGCCTCCATTGTTTGTGCCTTCTGCATGTTCATATCCTGTCAATTGTGATATGTAACCAAAGGGGTCATCGTTCTGTAATGTTCCATCTCTGAATTTTTTAAATGCAAAACCGGATGCTGTTTTTACATCAACAACTTCACCATCAATAACACAATCCATGTGTCCCTTTATGCCTTCTACTTCAACTGTTTTCTGTTGGTCCGTTACTTTATGACCTGCAAGTTCTACAAGAAACAATAAAACTTCTTCTAATAAGTGACCATACAGGAACTTAATCATAACATGAGGTTCTAACTTTTGAGGTTCTTTTTCTGCATTCAAATCAAACCAAAGTTGACGTGCAGGTTTACCTATATTAGACATACGAAGCTTATCTCCATTTCTAGGCTCCGGTAAAGCCCAGTGCCTAAAAGCTTCCTTCATAGCAGTGCCGAAGGTTTCAATGTCCTCATCAGAAACATTTATTTTCTTATTTTCTGTTAGTGGCTCTATGACTTTATAGATGTCATTGACAAGAGTATCAATTGTTCTCTTCATCTTCTAGCTCCTTAAAAGCTTTTATAACATCAGAAGAAAAAAGTTTTTGTAGATTTACAAGATACATTCTACTAGCATTATTGTCTCCACCGGAAACAGTTCTAAAATAATCTAGCTTGTCTACAATCTTTTTAAGTACGTCTGTTTTAAAAACTAATGTACAATATTCATTATCCCCTATGCATAAGTTGTGAAACCAATAGTCAGATTCTGTAGCTCTTATTCCTGATGGTTTAGACCAACACTCATATTCAATAGCTATATTACCTGTCTGTTGCCAAAGGTCCCTTTCTGATTTTACTTCTATCTTTGCTTTAGAAAATATACCGGCAACTTTATCTTCTCTTATTTGCCCATATTCTAAATCTAAATCAAATTTTTTTCTATCTTTTTTACTTGGTTTCATATTTTTTGTGATAGGTTTGAAATATATCTAAAGCTAACTTTTTATTTATTTTTTTCCATTCTCCTTTTTCTTCTTCAGCAAAAAAAGAAGCTACATTTAGAATAACTTTTTCTCCCTTTTTCATATTTGAACAAGGACAAACCTCTACTAGTATATAATCTTTTAAAGGAGTATTTGCATTGTATTGTTGTAATCTTTTTTCAGGGTTAATAGATTTTCCAAATTTTATCCACCCCGGAATAGAAAGTGACTCAACAATATAAAGCCACCCTTTTTCTTTACTTTGTGAACAACAATCTTTACCATATTTTTTCTGCATTATTTTTCTTAGTCCCGGAGCAGATAAATATCTTTTAGTTTTTTCTAACAAATATGCTGTTCCTTCTCTAAGAGAGCAGTGACCATTAAGAATATTTTCCTCGACTTTTTTCAAAGCTTCTAATTCATTTTCGACAGGTTCTAATTTTTGAGTATAGAAATTAAGGGTATACCCAAAAGGAATTGTAGAGCTATTTCTTTTATGTGCAGGTAAATCTAAAGAACGTTGTTGAACGTCTTTTACAAGTCTTTTTATTTGTGCTTCTTTTTTCTTTAATCTAGTTACTTTTTGTTCTAAAGTATCTTTACAACCAAGAGGTCTACCTGCTTTTTTTCTAGGGGTACCGTCTTTTTTAAGAACAAAAGAGCCGTCTTCATTTTGAATATAATTATGAGGGTTAATTTCCCAATCTTGTTTATTTAAATTAGTGGGTTTCACTCCAGTTTTCTCCGATTTTAAACTCACCATCCATAGGGCAACGGAGCTTATAATGATTCCCTGCTTCAACTATACTGTCAACTGCTAACTGTCCTACTTCATTAGCTCTACAACTAGGCACTTCTATCTGCCATTCATCATGTATGTTTGCAACAAATCTATAAGGTGTGTTTGTTAATGTTAATCTTTTATTAAGAATCTCTAATCCTTTCTTCATTACAATGGCTCCGGCTCCTTGTAACAAAGTATTTAAAGAAGCATGTTCACTTCTAACGAATAGCTTTCTGCCATCTAACCCTTTTAAGTATCCTTTCCTCGCAGCTCTTTGCACTTGTTGGTTAAGAGTTGCAAATGCTGGATTACTACCAAAAAAGCGTTCTCTAAGTTCTCCGCCTCTCTTTGCATTTCCTCCAACAATCGTTCCAATTTTTTGATTTCCTGCTCCGTAGCAGAGGGCATAGATGAATACTTTAGCCTCATCTCTTGATTTAAGTCCAGCAAGTTTTTGGTTATAGCTGTGAATGTCTCCCTTTGTAATCTCATAAATATAGTCCTCGTCTTTCATGTAGTGAGCTAATAAACGTAATTCTAATTGACTTGCATCTACACCTACAAGTTTATTACCTTCCTCAACAATCCAAAAGCTTCTACATTCTTTCCCATACTCAGAATGAATACTAGGAACTTGAGCCATGTTAGGATTTCTATGTGTCATTCTACCGGTAATGGTGCCGTTAGGTATAACAAAACCATGAACCCTACCATCATCCTTAACAGCATCAATCCAACTATCTATTTGTGCAATTCTTTTTTGTATCAGTAAATACTCACAAATAAGTTTTGCTTCAGGAATGTTTTTAATTTTTGATAGAGTTCCTTCATCTACTATCGGTTGTCCAGTAGGAGTAAACTTCTGAGGTTTCCAACCAAAGTCTACAAGGTATTCTCCTATTTGCTTCCTGCTTCCAAGATTAAACTCTTGTAATGTTTGTCGCATAAAAGGTTTGTAATCCTTGGTGGATAAACATTCTTCATACTCATCTTTAGTTAGTCCACGTTTTGATAATTCCCCGTCTTTTTTTATGTAAGGAGTTACCTGTTTTACATCTACCCACTTAGGCTTGAATACCTTGTGTACTTCTTCTTCTATCTCAGCTAGTTTTTGTCGAAGTTCAGCTACAAAAATACTGGCTTCCTTCTTGTTAAAAAGAAAACCATTCTCTTCTTGTTGCTTCATGATTTTAAAAACCTCATGCTCCAACAAAGAACTACCTACTGAGAAACCTTCTCCCTCTTTATTTAGAGCATCATAAACAAGGCTATTTAATTTAACATCATTTACACAATACTCTAACATCTCCGGACTATAGGTTTCAAATTCTTGAAAGTCTACTTTTGGAAATTTTAATCTGAATCCCCATGTTTCTAAACTATGTCCTCCATCTCTAACTGGATTATAAAGTCTAGATAAAACTAAGGTGTCAACTATCTTCTTTGAAAGTAAGTCAACATCATATAAGTTTTTAATAACAGGAATGTCAAAACCAATTATGTTATGACCAATAAGAGTTTTAGCTTCTTGTAATAAATCTAAACCTTTTTCTATTTTATCAGGTCCAAATTTATAAACTTTCCTTGTATCAATATCTTGACAAACAATGCACCATATCTTGGTTGCATTTAAATCGTCTGTCTCTATATCAAATACAAGGTTCATATTAAAAATCTAATTCTGCATTCACCTCTTCATCAGGGGTGTACTCATTAAGTCTACCTGTTTCTCTATCATAAAGCAAACTTGTCGCATACCCTACATCCCCAGTGTATCTAGATTTTAGAACTCTGATTCTTGTTGTGTTGGATTCTTCTTCGTTGTCTGCCTGTTGATTTCTCTCAAGAGCAATAACACAATCAGATAACTGAGCAATACTTTGAGAACCTCTCAAGTGAGATAAGGATACTTCAATACCGTTCTCGTGTCCTTTGTTCCCATCAATCCTTCTCAGGTGCGATACAAGTATCATACCAACTCCGGTTTCTTCTACGATACTTCTAAGCCTTGCCATGATGGTATCAATAGCTCTACGTTCATCTCCTTCTGAGGTTGCAACTACAAGCATATGAAGGTGGTCAAGCACTACCCACTTACAATCACATCCAATAATCATGAAGCGTATCTTAGAAAATATCTCATCAATATCATTGGTGCCAAAGTGAGCATGGACCCAAACTCTGTTCTTGTTTTCCCCATCATAGAGAATATCAAAGAAGTTATCTAAGTCTTCTTTACTGTACTGTTCTCTTATGTGGTCTATATATAAACGGTTGTTTGCTTCAATAGAAAGGATTCCGTCAATGGTTCTTCTCCAGTCTTCCTCTAGAGCAATAACTCCTACATTGTCTGTCGTATTCTTTATGAGCCAATGTTCTATTTCTCTTGTTACGGATGACTTACCAAGACCGGTTCCTCCAGTTAGAGTTACCAGTTCTCCTCCCCTCATACCTACAAGCTTTGTATTAAGTCCCTCCCAAGGATAGGGAATGCTATGTTTCTTTTCTCTCTTATGAAAGGCTTCTCTTTTATCAGATACATTTATAACACCGGAAGGTGTATATGTTTTTGCATCCCAAAATGATTTAACAAATAAAGCATGTTTGTTTTCTTTGAGCATATCGTTAGCATCTTTATACCCATTTGGTAGGTTCATTATTTTTGCTTTGCGAGGAGTAAAGAGCTGTGCTACTTTCTGTGCTGCCTCCTTACCTGCCTTATCACTATCAAAACAAATAACAATATTCTCATAGCTTTCTAAGAACTCAAGACTATCTTTGACATCACGGACTGCTCCCTGACATCCTCGTTTTATTGATACGACATCATACTTAGAACCAAACAACTCATATGCAGATAGGGCATCACACTCTCCCTCAACTAGAGTTATATACTTACCGCCTTTAAATAATTGTTCCCCAAACAAACCAGTCCCATCATAGGTACCATGAAAGCTAAAGTTTTTATCTTTGACATAACGAACCTTATGAGCTGTTTGCTCATTGTTGTTGTAGAAGGGATAGACATGCTGTACCACTTCTTGATTCTGATTATAAACAACTTTAACTCCATACTTTTGAGCAGTTTCTTTTGATATCTTTCTATCAATCAATGGACCAAAGACTGCTCCATGTTGATTGTCATAACTGTTGTTATTGGGTTGTATTGTATTAAGTGGCTCCATAGTATTATCCTCCTTTGAACTTTTTAGAAATTGACCACAACTGAAACACTTTGCAGTGCCGTTTTCATTGATGCATAAAGCATCGCTACTACCACATTCAGGACATGGTTGATGTAACTTTACAAATGCCATAAGCCTCCTTGACTTAAAACGGGTCACTCAGGAATGATAGAGCAAGGAGGTAAATGATGTAACACCCCCGAGCAACCCTAGATTATACTACTGTTCCTTGCTCTCCTCAGTAGTGTTTTGATTTTCTTCGACAACAGCTTCTTCACAACCAGTTAGTAGTTGTTCAAGATTTGCTCTATGTGTCCTTGAGGCAAAATCAAGAGCCTCGATAACGACCTGTAGATTACCTACTTTTTGTACGATGACAGTAGCTTCTTGTTTCTTCTGCTCATCGCTTATTAGATTGATGTCGAAATTGGTTTCAACTCCTTCATCATTTTTAATAGTTATAATCATAATAGTTCCTAAAAGTCTAATGCTTCTTCGATAGAAGCTGTTCCGTCTTGTTTCTCAACAAGGTTTTGAATTCGAACACCATCAAGAATGTAAGTATGGAATGTACCATAACTGTTTGTAGTATTCCAATAGTGATACATTACTTTTGCATCAGTGTTATTACCAACTACAACTTCTCTTCCTGATTCATCTTGGAATAAGAAAGGATTACCGTCTGCATCTTTCACGTTGACCGGTCTATTACCTTGACCGTTCTTCAGTGTAGTATACCTTTTAAGATATATAGCTTCAGGTATGTCATCCCACTTTTTGGTTTTGACACCTATTTTCTTTGCAACCTCAAGTTCTTCAGGGTCATTAGGAATTAAATAAGTTTCCCACAAACCCTCTTTTTTAAACTTAAAGTTAGGGACGTTGATAGAAGGAAATATAAGTTTACCTTCCATAACATAATATTGGAT